TTCTCTGCACGTAGCCGCTTGATCTCGTCGTGGCATGCCCAGAGCACACTGCCTACAGTCAAGAACTTGAACTCGGTCGTGGTCCCGGAGTTATTGACCTCACCCGGCAACTCCCGGATCAGGTCAAGGATGTCTTCTTCAGTACCCACTGTCTTCCCCTATTACAAAGATCGGCGTGTACTCACCGACATACGAGCCGACCACGTTGTACTCCATCCACTCGATAGCCTCTTCGTGCGTCATCTCTTGATCATGGATGAGTATCTCTACGCACTTTTTGTAGTCGTAAACGGCTAGCAGTTTGGTGTGTTGCCACCCAAGACCAATCAAGGCTTTTTCAAACCCGTCAGCGTACAGCGTGTTCGGGTCAAGCGGTTCTTCGGTCACTTCGTCCCCCTCGCACGGATGGCAGCGGCGCAGTCTACTGCCCAATTTGTGATCGGGTCGCCGTACTCCTTGTATCCGTCACACACCTTCGCACAAGCCTCCCGCTCGGCAGCGGCAACAAGGGCTGCAAAACGCTCGATTGTTTCGATTTGAAGAAGTCTAAAATCGAACGGGTTTTCGTTAGGGACCCCAATGACCGCCTCTTGCACCAATAGGATGATGTCCTCGCGTGTCATGTCTTGTCCTCCTTCAGCGCGGCGTCGAGCACAGCAATCGCAGACCAGATAGGGCGTAGCGGTTCGCATTCATCACAATCCAACTCACCGCAATCGCTGTCGGAAAAGCAGACAAGAATGTACAGCTCACCGCGCATATTCTCGATCACAGCGCGGGGCAGGGTGATTGTGTCGCTCATGATTGCCTATCCATCCGTTCCATTTCGCTGCTCAAGGTTTCTAAGTCAGTGCGTAGATTGTTGATTACAACACGCAGCGCATCTAACTCCTTGGCGTACTTGTAGCAACTCTCACGCAGTTGCCGTATCTCCCGGCGGTACTCATCTGAAGTGTGTGCCAGTTTGTCCCACTCGTCGTCAAACATATCGGCTTGATAGTGCAAAGGCATGGCTACTCCCCTACTAATCTAATTGCGTACAATGAAAAGACGAGGAACGCCAACAGACTGATGCCTAACGTAACGCTCAAAAAAGTATGCGTCTTATCTGCATCTGCTAGCTCACGGCGCACTGCGTTCAGTTCAAGGTCTTTGCGGAAGAGTGAATCTTTAAGGTGTCCATTCTCTCGCACAAGTTCCCGTATCTGTTTGTTGAGCCGGTCCTTTGAAAACTCCATAGTTTTATCGTTCACCAGTATTCTCCTCCTGATCGTCGGCGAGAACATGCCCAGTTGGGTGGCGGCACCCTGCTCCACGCGTAGTGAGCCTCGTGCTCACGATGCTTCCACCAGTTAATTAATGCACGGATCATGCTCCCTTCCTCGCGTCGATCTCGCGCTTCAAGTACCACACGGCTTTCTCCAAGTCCTGCACGGGATCGGAGTCCTTCTTCTTACCGGCACGGCTGATGTACTTGACTGCGTTGCCAAGACGGAAGTTTAAATCTTTGGCTTCAATGAAGGCGATGACTTCGATGCCACCTGCTTTGTAGTGCGGTGGATGATTCACAAGGTCGGGCTTTTTGTACTCTAGACCGAACAGGGCGTTTAGTCCCGGATTAATTTCGTTCAGCAATTCTTTGCGCGTTATTTTGGGCTTCCCAAACTTCGCCTCTTCTTCACGCCGAATCGTATGCACGTATTTCCTATCGACGCCAAGAGTCTTGGCGATGTAATCTACGTTCTTACCCTTCTTCAAAAAACGGCGAATCTTTGTGTGTATAAACATTTTGTAACTCCGTGCGTAGGTTCTCTACGTTTGCTTCGTGGATGATTAGACTCACGCCTCCTGCGCCACGAATATCCGCAAGATGCTTTTCTTGTAACGCGGTAGGCTTATTACCGGATGCCTTGCACTCTATCGCATAAAACCTCCCTCGTAAACAGACCAAAAAGTCCGGCACGCCGCTGTTCCCGAAACCAGTGCCCATAGGCATGGCGTAGTACGCGCCGATATCGTTTAGAACTTTCTTTACCTTTGCTTTGACTCTTCCTTCGGGTGTCATCTTGGTAATCTCCATAGGACAAACTCCTACAGAACTTACCACATGGATTAGAACTTTGTCTCCTGACAGTGTCAGGACTCCTCGCCCTTCAACTCCATGAAGTACTTGTATGGAACAGTTAGCGCGTAACAGTTGGCTATACGCCACCCAATTTCGCTACACACCTCTGGGTAATACGAACGACTACTCCATGTGATGTCAGACGCTGCAATATCGGTGAGGGTGCGCGAGTATGTTTTGTGAAGCGCGTCCCAATCAAAACTATTTATCAGTCCGATTAAAGTCTTTAGTTCGCCCGGCAAAGTTGAGTCATCAAAATGCCTGTACATACCATTACCCATATGCAAGCTGTATTGTCCGTCTTTGTACTCGCACAAAAACCTTATCCGGTCTTCGACTAGGTTGATTGGTTCTGCTTTGTCGGTCATGTTCAACCCTCCCTCAAGAAATATTCACGACCGCTGTCCTGCGCGACCCACCAGTCGACAGGGATTTCGTTTGATCTGTTCATCTCACATCTCCTCGCCAAATGCAGTAACCAAAGGAACCTCTACGATGTCGAATAACTCGTCGTCCAAGTAGTCGTCGTACTCGTCTGTTTTACGCATATCATTAGTCAAGGCTGCAACGTGCCATTCGGCAGCGTCTCGCGTCAGAAATACACTCTCTATTGGATAGTCGCAGTCGTACCCACTCCCGTCGTTGAAAACATCTCTACGCATTACTGCGTAGGCAGCTCTGTGCATCCAAGTCTTGTTGCTCATGTCACATCTCCATTTCGCAGTAATCGGCTACGCCTTGATCATAGCCACGCTTGTAGGCGGCACGGTTCGCCGCGTCTTTGTTACCATCAAGTTCTTTTAAATCATCCGCTACACCTACGGTTCGACCGTCGTAGTAGCCACGCGAATACCAATATTTTTTATCGTTTATCTCGTTCATGCCTTGTCCTCCTTACTTGTTGAACATGATGAAGTCGGCTGAATTGGTAGCCCACAAGGAGAAGCCGAACGCCTCGACAGGCTCCCACACCACCATGCCCCCGTTACTCTCCCTGATGTCGGGCAGTATGCCTGTAGAGTTCGTATGCGCTCTCAGCATTACAGCGGATAACTCAAACTCCGAACGGATGTCCTGCGGCATCGACTCGATGTTCTTGTACCACTTGAACGGCACAACCGGCTCGATGTAGTTGTGGGAACTAGAGGAAGGGAAGCTTCCCTTCTCTTTGTAGATATCGTACGCCGCAAGCAATGGCTTACTTGACACAGTGCCGACGATGACACCGCCCAGTACACGATTAATAGCCACCCACTTGTCGCCGTTGAACATGTCCGCGCCACGGTTGACTGCTGCTTCAAACTTGTCGTGCATTGTCATGAAATCAGAATGAGCAGTAGTCAATTCGCGTAATTGACTCGGGGCAATACTGTCCTTGGACTTGCCCTCCATGACAATCCTCATAAGAACAGCGGTTAAATGACTAGGTATCCCTACCTGCGGCTTGCTCATGCGCTCGTTAGCCAAGATATCTACCACATCATCCAACGCCTTAGACATAAACTCGGACATCGCCACACTCGCTCTTTCAATGGCGCGATGGAGGCAATCCTTGGCATCGTGGTGTGCGTTAGGCTTTAACTTGGCTACGGCATAGCGGATGTTGTTGGATTTAAGCACACTCGTGTACGGAAACATCTTGTCAACCCCATGCCCATGAACGCCTCGGTCAGCGACCATGACTCTTATATCGCCGTCAGTCCCCCGGTTCAAACACACCACGGGCAGTCCTGACTCTGTCAGGAAATGAAACAACTCCCCATCAGCATCCGAATTACAGATGGGGCCAAGCCGTAGTGGTTTGAAGTATGCATACACCGCTACAGCCAGAGGCCACAACTGAGAACGCATTGCTTTCGCCTTCGATGCGTCATCATGCACACCGTCGTAAAAGATATCGCTCAAATCTACTTGCTCTTTAATTTTCTTAGCCATGACATATACCTCCTAGTTATTGCTTAACCATTACTTTGCGCCCATGGGGCGGGTTGAAAGCCTCGCTGCTCGTAACCAACCACAGCGTCGGACACGGCACTTCCCACTTGATAGTATCTTCGACATGCCCATCGGTGAAGACAATCACGCCGTCAGGGTTGATGTTTTGCTTGTTCATGTACTCACTCACACAGCCAACTCGCGTGCCGCCCCCGCCTACAGGCTTTAACAACTTTGCGATGTTGCTGTAATCAGAGCTCTCGAACCGCTGCTCGGCGTGAACCTTCGTGTCCCACCACAGTACGATGATTGACTCAGGCGGGTACACCTCACACAGACTGCTGATGCGTGCTGCAACACGGCTAATCTCTGCGTTGTCGATGCTGCCTGATGTGTCGATTGCAAACACCATCTGACCTATCGTCTCGGAGTAAGACGATGGCAAGTACAAGTCATCTGCCAAACGGCGTCGGTTGAGTCTCGACCATGTGAACTCGTCCATGCCTCGCATAATCCCCGACCAGAAGTCATCGAGCACATCCTCCCACGCAATCTCCGGCTCCATCTCCTGCTTGATAGTGCGAGGGATGTCCGCGCCAAACTTCCCCGCAAGGATGCCACCCTGCTGCAAGCTCTCGTTAATCTTGCGCTCCAACTCGCGCTGCTGCTCGGGCGTCAACTCACTCCCACCCTTGCCGTCTTTCCCTTGCTTGCCCTTGTAGTCATGCTTATCTAGCGGTTCACCACGCTTTTGTAGTCCGTTGGGTTTATTACCGTTGCTCTGATTACCTTTCAGATCTTTCACCTGCTTCTCACGCTCCTTCCACAGATAGTCGAACACTTGACGCACCGACCAGTCGTGGAACATCGGGTCATACAAGCCACCTTGCGGCAAGGCACACAGCGTCTTGTCCTTGAGATTCATGATGATGTCGTTGACTACAAAGTCCATCGCCACATTCGCGAGCATCGGGTCTTTCTCGTTCAAGTCCTTATGCCGCCCGATATGCTTGAGCAACTTGTGCAGGTTCTCATGCAGTGCAAGCCCCGCCGTCTCCTCGACAGTCAGCCCGTTCAAGAACCCTCGACCGTAATATGTATTGATACCATCGGTACACGCTGTCGGTACCTCGTCGTCCTCGTCTACCACCTGCGTATCGCCTAGCAGGATGATGCCTGAGTAAAGACAAGTCTCAGGGTGACGCATCAATCGGATGTGCGCCTTCTTCAACTTCAACTCAGCGTCCATAGTCTGTACTACTGCGTTCATGACATACCTCCTAGATTATAATTAGATAAGCAACTCATAGTTATTCTTCGCCCAATCCTTAATCTGCTCGTTCCTCACCGCCAACTTGCCAACACGCTTAGACTGCATCGCCATGGTGAAGAACACCGATTGAATCTCGCTAGACTTGATGCGGTTCAAGAACTTCATGAACGACGCCAACTCATCCTGCGTCTCGATGGTGTCGATTGCATTGAACATCATCATAAACAGCGCGGCGGGTTTCTCAGGCATCCTGACATTGTCAGGGTCAGCGATAACATCCTTGACCGATACCAACTCGCTAGCTAACGACAAGAACGCACTCATCAACTCGGCTGCGGCTGCACCGATAGTCCCCGCTAGCGATGCCTTGGTCAGTACATCACCTAACACCTGTCTGTTACGCACGATGGGGTCACACTTGGCGAGCGACCTGCCTGTAACGAACGAGAGTTCCTTACGCGATGGGTTGAATATCAGCGCGTTTTCCTCCTGCCCACCATCCAAGTAACTCGCCATCATGCGCGGGTTCATAGCTACGCAAGCACGAATCTCGGGAGCGATGTCATTGTCTGTCGCCCAGATGTTCCACTCGGGTGCGTTAGACTTACGCAAGTTATAGATGGTCACACGATTGCCTGCGTGTGCCAGCATACTGTCTCCTACACCGTCCGATGCATTGTTGCTTGTCGCAAAGACAATCGAGCCTACTGGCAGAACATGGTCACCCACCGTCCGTTCAAGCATCAGTCGAGTCCACATAGTCTGTAGAAGTTTCGGCGTCTTCATGAACTCGTCGAGCATGATGACCTTCGGCTTCGGGCTGTCCAACTTGAACAAGTCAGATACGACCTGAGTCAGTCGAGTCCTGTCGTGAGTAGGTACACTCATAACTGTGTCGCCAATGTCCTTGACTGGGCAGTCCACATAGATGTAGTCGTACTTGTCACCCATGTCCTCCTTGAGCATCTTCAAGAGCGTTGACTTGCCGCATCCCGGCTCGCCTTTGATGATGGCTGTATTAGTAGCACCCAATGTGCGTATAGCCACACGCGCTTGAGCAAGGGTGATGGGGTTGTTAAAGTTGATTGTGTTAGTAGCCATGACATAAACCTCCTAGATAAAAATTACAGGCCAAACTTCTTTAAGATATCGTCCACGCCTTCCTTCACAACAATGCGCTTGGTGTCGCTGTTGCGTAGTTGGTCGATGGTTACTCCGTCCAGTACATTCAACAGGTCACGCCGTGCTTCCTCCAGACGCGGGTCGTCAGTAAGATTGAAGTCAGCGAATGTGTTGCATAGCTCCAATGCATCGGTCAAGGTTGACTCGTACATCTTCTTGCGTTTGAACTTGACCTCGCCATCCTCCATGACCGTCTCGCTGTCGCAGCAATGCGAGAACGACTGCAATACCTTGACTAGCTGGTCGTTCTGCTTGTCGTGGATGTCCTTGATGATGTCGTGTGCCTGTGCCTCATAGTTGCGCTTTAGGTCTTGAGCAAGGTCATCAGCGATGGTCACTCGGTAGTCACCTGCGGGGATGTTCATGGTCTGCACGATGATGCGGAACTTGCTCCTGACCTCGTCAGGAGTCGGGTAATCGTCCCTGTTAAACATATCTCCCTGCACGAACGCCTCGTTGGATACCGCTGCGGGCATTGCGTTAATGAAGTTCTCTAGTAACTCCATTGACTTAGTCCTGCGTTGGTCGATCTCATCCATGACCTGCGCGATGCGCGATGTCGGCAGGTAGCCCCACTCACCGTCCCACGGGTAAGTCACGCGCTGTATAAAGTTGTACCAAGTCTGTCGGTCGTTCAGGAGTACGCGCAGCTCCTGCACATCAGCAAAGAGTTGCTTGGTGTACCGTCCCGCGTTGCGTGCGGCCTTCTTGTTGGATGTCACCTCGTCGCTGATGTCCCTGTCCTGCTTGGTAGCAGTCCAGACCTTGACCTTGGCGCGTAGCAAGATGCCGCTAGTCGCCAACGATGTGATGTGCTCAGGTTTCTTCAATATTTCCATGACATAGTTCTCCTAGTAGTTGTCCTGACAATGTCAGGATTTTGTTGGCCAAGCCTTGAAAAATTTAATCATTGTAACTATATTATAACTTAACTGAACTCTCATGTCAACAGGCTAGCGAATAAAAAAGAACGCACCTGCACCCAGTAGTGCGGCTGCGAACCCGTGCTTGAACCCTTGTTTGTACACGGCAGCGGCTATCCGTTTAACCCTGTCCTCGTAAATGGGCGTGAACTCCTCCGCGAACGCCTTGACAGCCTCGGTTGCTATCGCGTCGCGTACCTGTTCTTCACGCATCTGCTGTAACTCCTCCTCGTCACGCTTCTGGTCGTCCCACCATTGAGCTTGATCGTCGTGGAACCATTCCTCGTCTCTTGTCTTGCTCATGCCTCGTACTCCTCGATTCGTTTGTTCTCGTCCTCAAACCTCATGTGGTTAATCAGGTCGTGCCTCGCCCATGCTTTGCATATCGGACACCCTGCGACTTGCTCTTCGCATCGCTCACCTACGAACTTAAGCAACTCCTTCTCGCTCAGGAAACCCCGTTTCATGCTCATGCCTCGTCCTCCTTTGGAAAGTCAGACTCGTCCAACGCAGGTTGCGTCGTTGCTTTGAGCAACCGCTCTGCCAACTCCTGCATACCCTCAACGGTCTCGCTCCACATGAACGGGTCGTGATACCCCATCAACTTGCCGTCTTCGTAGAACACTTCGGCAAACTTGTAAAACACATCGTCACTTTCTGGCTCTTTGAACCGAATCAATCTGTGGTTCCAATTCATCTCACACCTCCTAGTGACTGCTGCCCCGACCGGGGCGGGTTAGCTCAGTTAGTAGCGTCTTGTCTGACACCACGATGTAGTTGCTCTTGTGCATCGGCACTATCGTGTGCTTGACCTGTCGCGCCTCACGCTCACCGCAGGGTAGGCAGGTATCAAATCCCGCCTTGTGTCTGCGCGGCTCGACTGGGGTGAACATGCCGTGGGTAACGCAAACTCTACAGAAACAAGTCATATCGGCTCCCTATTGGTGTGTCCTGACAATGTCAGGATGTTGTTCTAGCGACGGTGATAAGCACGGGTTTGGTGTCATGGAGCAGGGCGCGGCTACGAAACCCGTAAACCTCGCGGCACCCTGTGTCATTCGTTCTTTCACCATAGACTATATTATAACTTAACTGAACTCTTATGTCAAGGCAGCAAGGAAAATAATTTGCTTAGAAGTCATGTGTTTTTTTACGGGGGAGCGAGGCGTCTCAGCGTGGTATAAACAATGTCCTGACAATGTCAGGAACTGCGGGGTTTTTATGCAGGGAACAAGCTAAGTGCTTGATTTACCACGGGAAAAGAGGGAAGTGGTAATATCTTGTACGCTGTGTACGCAAAATGGAAGTTGTTATAAGGTACAAGATATTGTTAGTTTGACGGGAGTCTGAAAAATGTAAGTCTTTGATATATATAATATAATATATTTAAGAAGAAGAAGAAGAAGAAGAAAAAAAGGCATTTGTACGCTTGTTCCGTGTTTTTAGGAATTGAACGGCCGGTAAAAAGTTTTATAATTTTTTGGATTGCGGGGAAATTGCCGCACTTGCGAAACTTACTAAATAGGCTCCCAAGTGTGCAAAGTTAGCGTACAAGCGTACAAGCGTACAAAACGACCTTTTCCCTTTTAGAATCATAGACTTAGCTTGTACGCTAATCTTTGAAAACAGCGTACAAAAGGGGTGTTTTGTACTTTAATACAAGTTTGAGGTGACCATATAAGTGTATTCTACTCACTTTTAGCCTCATCCTTTTACCTAGCAACTGGTGTCGCATACTTTAAGCAATCCGATTCTCACGCTGTAACTGCTTAGGGGCCCTGTAAGTATTCGCATGGTGTAAACATTGTCCTGACAATGTCAGGAAGGGTAATCAGCCTTGCCCATTAGCCTTACCCTTTAGCCTTGCCCATTAGCCTTACCCTTTGTCCTAGGAACTGGTCTCGATAGAACTGGCTTCGCTAGAACTGGTGTCATCTATAACTGGCTTCGATAAAACTGGTATCGCGTAAAAACCGGGCGCAAAAAAGCCCCACCAAGCGTGAGCCTGATGGGGCCATGGAAGACGCGGTAGACTAGAACGGCAAGTCTAGTTGGGTAGGCGCATCCGTGTGAGTGTAGGCGATACCGAACTTGACCCCGTTCCGTGACAGCATATCAATGAGATATTCAGCTACCGCGAGGCTCTCTGATTCGTGGACAAAATCCCCGAACATGGATGACTGGGTTATCGTGTAGACAATCATTAGATGATGCTCCCTTGAGGTAGAGAAGAGGGCGGCTCGCGCCGCCCCCCCGTTAGTTACTTGGCCGCCTTTTTCGGTTGGCGCTTCAGTACCTTGTCGGCGAACTTGTCGCACTCGACCTTCAGTTCCGCATCGCTAACGCACTCGCCGCCGTCGGTCTCGTATCGGTCGCGTGACCCCTTCAGTTCCTTATACAAGTCGAGGAGCTTAGTTTCGAGAGACTTAGTCTCAGCCTTGCCACCTGCCTTGTCGCGCTTCCAAAACCGAGCTTTAATTTGGTCGCACCCGTTCTTGATAACATCCCGCGAACCCTTCTCGCCGTCAGGTCGCAGCCCATTCTCAGCGTTACCACGCAACCACGCTTTCATCCCGCGAGGCGACTCCTTCACGCTCGGCAGTTCGTTCAAGTCCGCCGATACCGCATACGCACCCGTTATGGTGAAGTTCGCCGGGTTCGCCTCATCGACCGGCAGGTACTCATCACCCGAGCCGACACGGTGAACCGCAATATCGTAATGCCCGGACTTGACCAACGCCGCGACAATGAGCGGAGTCATGAAAGCATCGACGACTTTACCGCCGTCGGACTTCCTATCAACTACGCCCATCTCATCAACAATCGCGCGAAACCGCTTAACCAACGGCTTCCATCCACGCTCGGCAGCAACATAAACCGCGCCGGACTTGATAGCGATAGCAGACAACTCAGCCTTGACCGAATCAGGAATGAGGAGTGACTTGTGCTGTACAAAATTGACCATGACATAATCTCCATTGAATCCTGACAATGTCAGGAGCCGCAGAGCGTGCGACGCGCATCGAATGGAATCCCAATCGACGATGCTATTATAGCACAAGTTAAGTGGTAATAGCAACTGGCGATGCAAGGCAAAGCAGCGCGATACAAGTACTTGACCCCATCCAATAATTTACGATGTCTGGCGCAAGTACAGGCAAACCGTGAAAATCAGCGTATCGAGACCCCACCGTACCCCTACCCCCCGAGTAATAGATTGACCACCGTCATCACTCCTATACATTCAAGTCCTTACAAACCACCACGCATTTTCCAAAATCACTAAGCTGGACCCCCACCCCCCTTATATATAGACACCCCCCGGTAAGAAATTTGGTTCCATACCAAGTTTTCCTATATATTGCGCAACATGGACTTGATTGCGGATGTACCAACACTTGTTCCGTTGATAGACGAAGCCGTGCCGTTACCGGCCAACGCGGCTGAGGCCCTGCCTGAGCTGTCTCGTGAACAAGAGATAGAGATGCGTGCGCGGACCATCAAGCTGATATCAGACTTGACGGGTAAGCCCCTTATCCCATCGCAGGAAAACGTAGACGAAGCCAAAGAGCTTGCTCGTCAGATGATGGACGATCCCAAGAAGCGCATCGAATTCAGTAAGTACCCTAACGAGACAATGGCGTATTTGGCTGGGCTTATACAACAGAGCAACTGCTCGCTTGTAGAGGAGCTGTCAGAACTCAAAAATTACGTTATCAACAAGCTTGTATACGAAGTAGAGCACGCTACTAGCGGCAAAGAACGCATTGCAGCGCTTACAAAGCTCGGCGAGGTAGACGGGGTTGATGCGTTTAAGCGTCGTACTGAGATGACCGTACATATAAAGCCCATCGAAGAGGTCGAGAAGGAGCTTATGTCAGTGCTTGAGGGCATCGAGTACCGCGTTGTAGGCGAGAGAAGTGCTGCAACTAACGCCTAAAAACCTCGAAAAACTGAAAAGTGCCCTTCCTACCATGCCAGAGAAGGAGAAGCGGCGTGTCGCTGAGCTCCTAAAGCAGTACCAGAACCAGATTACGCAGCGTTTGGGCAAAGATTCGTTCTTAGACTTCATCCACCATGTGTACCCCGGCTACAAAGTGGGTCCGCACCACCGGAAACTCAGTCAGATCTTTGAAGACATTGAGGCAGGCAGGAAGAAAAGGGTCATCGTCAACATTGCACCCCGGCATGGCAAGTCAGAGATGATCTCGTACCTTGCACCTGCTTGGTTTCTAGGCAAAAACCCGCAGAAAAAGGTCATTATGGCGTCCCACACTGCCGATTTGGCGGTGAACTTCGGTCGTCGGGTGCGTAACTTGGTCGGTTCGGAGTCCTATCGTGACATTTTCCCGCAAGTCGAGCTTCAAGCGGACTCTAAGAGCGCTTCTCGATGGGGTACTAATTTTAACGGTGAGTAT